AACAGTTACAAAGGAAATGGAATATGATTATAAAACAGGTAAAAAATCTTTTGCAGGTTCAACTGCCAAACGCGATCAACACGCTGAAAAAGAAGGTAAAATCGTTGCTAAACATTTAGCTTACGATAAAGCTAAAGGCATGAAAAAAGGTGGCATGGCTAAAGGTTGTGGTTATGCTTCAGGCGGTAAGGTATCTCAACTATCAAAAGCTAACGGTATTGCTGTTAAAGGCAAATCAAAAGGCACACTTATTTAAGGAGTTTATTATGGCTAAAAAAGATGATTATTTAGAAGGTTACGGACAAGGACTTAAAAGAGGTAAAGAAGGTCCAGTTATGGGCCCTATCAATAAAGCTTTAGATGCTGCTCTTGGTAATCCTCATGAAAGTGCTAGACGCGGTCTAGAACAAGGTTATGCTGAAATGAAAGCCGCTAAAAAAATTGAGTCTGAAAAAGGCATGAAAAAAGGTGGCGCTGTTAAAAAGATGGCTACAGGTGGTAAAGTATCTCAACTAGCTAAAGCTAATGGTATTGCTGTTCGTGGTAAAACTAGAGGAAAGATCTGCTAATAAAATGCCTGATATAAGCACAGGAGAATATCCTGAATGGGTTGAAAAGTTTATCCATTATGAGGACTTAATTAAAGAAGCTTTAGAACATTCACATGGTACGTACGAAATTGCCGATGTGTTTGAGAGTATTATGAAAGGTGACTCACAATTTTGGCCTGGTAAAAACTCAGTAGCCATTACACAGATTGTGCAGTATCCTAGAAAGAAAATACTACATTGTTTTTTAGCTGCTGGAGATATAGAAGAAATTGCGTTGATGGAAGAAGATGCAGTATTATGGGGAAAGTCTCAAGGTTGTTCGGCGCTTACATTAACCGGTCGAGCAGGTTGGGCTAAAAGTTTTTTAAAAGATAGAGGATACACTTGTTCGCAAGTGCAAATGACTAAGGAGTTTTAATATGGCAGTGGGAAGCGGAAATCCAGTAACTAATTTAGCTAATAATATTAAAGGCCAAGGCACAACTGTACAACCTACAACGCCGCCTACGAATACTACGCCATCTACAGGTCAATGGTATGATAATCCTAATTGGAAACAGCCAGTAAATCAACCGCAGCCAGCACAGCCACAACCAACTCCTGCTCAGTATTCACAACAATTATATGGTAGTTTTTATGGACAACCTTTCGGACAAAACCAATATCAACCTACTATATATCCTAATCAACAAATATATGGGCCTTCAAATCAGGCGTTTCAAAACCCGTATGCTTCTCAAAACGGATACCAACCTTATTATAGACCGCCTGTACAAAATCCATATGGTGGACAAATGGGGAGATTTAAATGAGACCTTCACGTGGTATGGGCGCGATTAAAAAAACTAAAATACCTAGTGCTACTGAGAACACTATGCCTAAGGGCGTCGTTAAAAAACGTCGTGATAACACAGACTTTACTCAGTTTAAAGAAGGTGGTCCAGTAGGACTTTATGCAAATATAAATGCTCGTAAAAAAGCAGGTACTTCACGTAGTAAATCAAAGTCTACAATCACACCAAAAGCTTATGCAAACATGAAAGCAGGATTTCCTAAAGGGAAAAAATAATGGCAACATTAACTACCGGACAAACAAGTTTTAATTTAGATTTAAATAACATTGTTGAAGACGCGTTTGAGCGATGCGGTCAAGAGTTACGCACTGGGTATGATTTAAGAACTGCACGTCGCTCTCTTAATATTTTAACAATTGAATGGGCTAATCGAGGTATTAACTTATGGACTGTAGAACCAGGCCAAATTGCGTTAAATCAAAATCAAATTATGTATGCATTGCCTGTTGATACAATAGACTTGCTTGACATGGTGACGCGTACTGGAACAGGATCAAACCAACAAGATATTAATATTAACCGCATTTCCGAATCGACCTATATTACAATACCTAACAAGAATGCTACAGGCCGTCCGATCCAAGTGTGGATTAATAGACAAAGTGGCCAAGAGAACCCTACTACAATTACTTTGAACGAAACACTAACTGCAACTGCGTCAACTGCTGCAAACCCACAAACAATTACTTTATCAAGTACTGTAGGTTTAGCTCAGTTTGGTTTTATTAGAATAGATAATGAAACAATCCAGTATGGTGGTATTGATGGAAACGACATAACAGGATGTATCCGAGCTGTAAATAATACTACACTAGCCTCTCATGCAATTGGCGCTAGAGTTTATGTACAAAATTTACCTACTATTAATGTATGGCCAGCACCAGAACAAAGTAACTTCTATCAGTTTGTTTATTACAGATTAAGACGCATTCAAGACGCAGGTAATGGATTAAATATAGAAGACATTCCGTTTAGATTTATCCCTTGCATGGTAGCAGGCTTAGCTTATTATTTAAGCCTTAAAATACCAGGTGCTGAAACTCGTATTGATATGTTAAAACAAGCCTATGAAGAGTCCTTCCAATTAGCAGCTGACGAGGATAGAGAAAAAGCATCTATTAGATTTGTACCTAGAGATTCGTTCTACTATATGTAGGAATTTAAATGCCAACCAAATACGCTAGTGCCAAGAATTCGATTGCCCAATGTGATCGATGTGGGTTTAGATATAAATTAGGCCAATTAAAACGCTTAGTTATTAAGACAAAAAATGTTAATATATTGGTATGCCCAGAATGTTGGGAACCGGATCAGCCACAATTAAGTTTAGGTCTATACCCAGTTAATGATCCGCAAGCAGTTAGAAATCCAAGACCTGATAGTCCTAGTTATTATCAATCAGGTTTAAACGGGTTACAAACAATAGAAGTTACAGGACCATTGCAAAGTGAAACAGGGGTACCGCTATTAGGTAGCCGAATTATACAGTGGGGATGGAATCCTGTAGGTGGGTCAAGAGCAAACGATGCTGGATTAACGCCAAATGATCTAGTAGGCATAGGTAACGTAGGCACAGTAGTAGTAACAACAACATAAGGAGAAGTAACATGGCATATAGATCAGCAGCTGACGGTATTACTAAACAAGGTAAAACTAAAGGTAAAAATTTAGGCAACGATGGCGCTTCAGTAGCTATCCAAACAGGTCCAAAACATGCAGGTTCTAAAGGTGGTAAAAAGAACATTGACATGAAAACTATGGGTCGTGGTATGGCTAAAGTTGCAGCACAAAAAAGAGGATAATAATCATGGCAACTAAAGTTCCAGCAACAAGCAAAAATAGTCCAGCGGTCGTAATTGGTAAAAATAAAGATAATAGATCCGCGGCACAATCAACAGGCACTGAGTTTTTTCCTGCTGATACTGCACAACCATTAGAAAAATATGTACAACCAAGACCTAACCCAAATAGTACAGACATTCATTTCAGTCAAGATCCTAATAAACTAAGATCCCAAGAAATTAGCAAACAAACAGGTGTGCAACGTGTAAGCGTAGGTGATCCTGCTCGTCCTGCTAAGACTGAAGGTATTACTATGCGAGGTTATGGCGCAGCTACTAAAGGCATTAAGTCTAGAGGCCCGATGGCGTAATGAACTACACGCAGTTAGTTAACGAAATAGAAAGTTATACTGAGAATACGTTTCAAACAGTGGATATAAATACGTTTATAACTCAAGCCGAACAACGTATATACAACTCAGTACACCTTCCTGCGCTTCGTAAAAATGTAACAGGTAGCCTCACGTCAGGCAATAAGTATTTAGCTACGCCTAGTGATTGGCTAGCTACATTTAGTTTGGCGGTAATTAATGCTAACAATGAGTATTTATATTTACTTAATAAAGACGTAAACTTTATTAGGCAATCATTTCCTGATACTGATTCAGATTTTTATGGTGAACCACAATATTACGCAGTATTTGATAATAATACATTTATAGTAGGGCCTACACCAGACGCTAATTATAATGCCGAACTTCATTATTTTTATTATCCTGAGTCTATTACTACAGTAGTAGGTGGACAAACTTGGTTAGGCGATAACTTTAGTTCTGTTCTTTTATATGGCTCATTATTAGAAGCTTATACCTATATGAAAGGCGAAGCAGATATTATTGCTGGATACCAAAAACGATATGATGATGCAATGCAATTATTGATTCAACTTGGTGACGGCAAAAATAGACAGGATGCATACCGTTCTGGACAAGTTAGGGTTCCGGTTAGAACATGATTTTAGGACAAGCACAGACCACAACGTTCAAACTAAACTTGTTACAAGGTTTAGTTAATTTTAATACTGGGTCACCATATACATATAAAATAGCTTTGTATAACGCGGTATCTACTATAAATAGTGAAACAACTGCATATACAACGCAAGACGAAATTACAGGTACTGGCTATGTAGCGGGGGGTAAAGTTTTAGCTCCTACTGTAGGCAGTGATCCTAGTAATAACACGGCTTATGTTACGTTTGCTAATGTGACTTGGAGCCCTGCAAACTTTACCGCAGCTGGCGCCTTGATATATAATAGCACTACAAACGCATCGGTCGCAGTATTAAGTTTTGGTGGGCAAAAAACAGCCTCCACAACATTTACAATAGAATTTCCTACAGCAACTTCAACCACTGCTGTATTAAGAATAAACTAAAGGAGTAATTATGAGCAACATAGACAGATTTGGAATGGGCGACTCAGTTGATGCGTCTGTAACAAGAAATGCTGGATCAAATGATGAGTTTGGTCTAAACGGCGTCTATACATTTACATGCTACGATCAAGACGGCAATGTTAAATGGGAAGACGGATTTGAAAACTTAACAACAAACGTAGGTCGTCAAAACTTACTAAATTCTTATTTTGCTAATACTGGCGGTGGCGCAGTTGTTATGGGTCTTATGACTAATAACGCTGTTCCAGCTTCTATCCCAGCTTATACAGATACACAAGCATCTCACGCAGGTTGGTTTGAAGCGGGCGCTGCTAATGCACCTACATATTCTGGTACAAGAAAAACACCATCATTTAGTACTGCTACAAATGCTAACCCATCAGTACTTTCGACATCAGCTGCAGTAGTGTTTTCAATGACTGGTTCTGGTACTGTAACAGGTGCGTTTATTAATATTGGCGGTTCTTCAACAATTGATGATACAACAGGTACATTGTTCTCTGCAGGCAACTTTACAGCAGGTTCTAAAACTGTAACATCAGGCGACACAATTAACGTAACATATACTTTATCCGCTTCGGGCTAAGGAGTCCTAAATGGCTCTAGTGGTCTATGATCGAGTCCAGGAAACGACGACTACATCAGGTACAGGTTCTGTAACCTTACTTGGTGCAGTTAGCGGGTTCCAATCGTTTGCTGTTGTTGGCAATACTAATACTACCTATTACACTATTACAGATGGTGCGCAATGGGAAGTAGGTATTGGCACGTATTCTACATCGGGTCCTACGTTAGCACGTACTACAGTATTATCTAATTCAAATGGTAATACATCGCCTATTACTTTATCAGGTGGGTTATCTCAAGTCTTTGTTACTTACACTGCTGAAAAATCAGTCAATCTAGATGCATCGGACAATGTTACTCCTTTAGGTACCATTGCGTCTGGAACTTGGCAAGGAACTACGGTTGGTGTTTCTTATGGCGGTACAGGTGTAACAGCTTCTTCTGGTGCGAACAGTGTCGTACTACGTGATGCTAATCAAAACACTTCACTTAATAATATCTTTAGAAATATAACGTCCACAGTATCTGCAGCGGGTATAACAGTACTTACAGCGGCTTCATCATTTACACAAGTATTAACAGGTACTACAACTCAAACTTATCAGTTACCTGATGCCACTACATTAACTAATGGTGCTAGTTTTCAATTTAATAATAATTCGACAGGTGCGTTATCAATAGTAAATAATGGTTCTGGTCCAGTTGCTACAGTAGCTGCGGGTGGTGCTACTCAATTATTCTTAACATCAACAAGTACAGCTAATGGTACTTGGGACACACATGGGTTTTTACCTGAGAATATACTATGGGGTACAAATTCACTATACTTAAATAGCGATGTGATTACAGGCGGTACTTGGAATGGTGGCACAATCGGTACAGCTTATGGCGGTACAAACTTAACTAGCTTTACTTCTGGTGGGGCTTTATATGCAACATCAACATCGTCTTTAACTAGCGGTACTTTACCTGTTGCTTCAGGGGGTACAGGAAATAGTTCATATACAGATGGTCAGCTTTTAATTGGTAACACGACAGGTAATACATTAACTAAAGCTTCATTAACAGCAGGCACGGGTATATCGATTACGCCTGGTTCTGGCTCAATCACAATCGCTGCTACTGACGCTCCGGGTATTACGGTGACTGATGATACTTCAACAGCTACTGCTTTATATCCAACGTTTACAAGCGCTACAACAGGATCTATTACAGGCGTTAATGTAACAAGTACCAAACTTAATTTTACACCGTTAACAGGATTGTTAAGTGCTCCTGAAGTTGCGGCATCTAACGGATTAGTACTTAATAACAAAACAGTAAGCACAAGTTTTACTATACCTAATGATTATAATGCATCTTCTGTAGGTCCTGTGACTGTAGCTGGTGGAGTATCGGTAACTATACCTTCAGGATCTCGCTGGTTGGTGTTGTAAATGTTTGGCTTATCGACCTTTGCTCAAGCGCCTTTTGCTTCACTAGGTGGAACAAAGTACGATGTAGCTACAGACGAAAGTTTTAGTTTAAGTGATGTCTTTGCTGTATCAAAAGTAGATTATGCGGGTTTAGTCGATGATAGTATTGCGTTAACTGACGATGTACCAAATCAGTTTAATTATTTTTTAACTACTACAGAAACGTTTAATCTAGTAGCAGAAGTTGCGGGTAATTTAGATTCAAACGCTGCTAATGATGAAAGTATAAGTTTAACTACTACAGAAGCAGGTGCTTGGAACACAAGTGCATCACTCGCTGAAACATTTAGTATAAGTGAAGCCGTTTCAACCCAAGTTACGTTTTTAGCAGAAAATGACGAAGCTTCTACATTAGATACAGCAGAAACAGCACAAGGTAACTTAGTAGGTTTAACAGAAGAAACAACGACATTAACTACGACAGAAGCAGGTCAAGCTGACTTTGTAGGATTAGATGAAGAAGCAGTAACATTTACAGACACTCAATCTGCTCAAGGTGACTTAGTAGGCGCAGTTGATGAGAGTACGACGTTAACTGATGACGTGATTGGTAATGCTGATTTCTATGATGTAGTTGATGAAGCGGTTACCTTTTCAGATAGTTATGAAGGCTCATTTGCTTACTTTGTGGATGTTGATGATTCTGTAACATTTAGTGATAATTATGGTGTTATCAAAGGTATTAACGTAACGGTAGTTGATACACTAGGTTTTGTAGATACTTACACAGTCATAGCTAATTTTAACCCGACAGTAGCCGAGTCCATTTTCTTAATGGATATGGCGTGTGCTACAGGTTGGTTTGCAATAAATGATTCACAAACAGCTTCTTGGGCTGCAATAAATGACTCACAGACACCTAGTTGGACAGATATTAACGATGCCCAAACACCAAATTGGGGCACAATACCTACTACTGTACCATGTAGTTAATGTATAATACGAATAAATAAAAAGGATTTTTTATGGCAAGTACCTATTCACCACTTAAAATAGAACTTATCGGGACGGGCGACCAGTCTGGTACCTGGGGCGTAACTACGAATACCAATTTAGGTACGGCGATTGAAGAAGCTATTACGGGGTCTGCTGACGTTGCCTTTTCAAGTGCCGATGTTACCTTAACTTTAACTAATACTAATGCTTCTCAAACAGCACGTAACCTACGTTTAAACTTAACAGGTACTTCAGGCGGTGCTCGTAACCTAACAGTGCCTAATATTGAGAAGTTCTATATTGTTGCGAACGGATTAGCAGACGACGTTACAGTCAAAAATACAACAGGCACTACTTATACAGTTCCAGCAGGAACGACAGGCCAAGTATTTAGTACAGGTACAGGTATTAAAGCAGGTTCTAGTTTCTTTGAAGGTGAGCTTTTATCTTCAGCGGCTTTCATTTTAGGTGGTGCCATTGAGAATACTCCGATTGGCTCTGTTACAAAAAGCACAGGCGGATTTACCAATGTAACTGCAACAGGTACCCTACAAGTTGACGGAAATACTACCTTAGGTAATGCGTCTGGTGATACAATAACATCTAATGCGGGTACGTTAAACATACCTAATAATTTAGTTTTTAACGGTACGGGATCTGTAACACTACCTAACGGTACAACTGGGCAACAACCGGTTCCACCTACCGTAGGTATGATAAGATATAATAGCACGACTGATTCGTTTGAAGGATATACAACAGCAAAAGGTTGGGGTGCGATTGGTGGGGGTAATGCTACCAATATCGGATTCTGGCAAAATATACAAATAATTACAGGTAATCAAGTTATTGATTCGGGGTATAATGCCTCATCTGTAGGACCCATAACAGTCGCTTCAGGCAGTTCGGTAAGTGTCCCAGCAGGTAGCGTCTGGTTAGTATTATAAAAGGAAAATAAATGGCTAATATAATTAATGCAATAACAACGGGTGGTGGTGGTATATCAACCACTGCTGACGCTTCAGGCTCAATACAAATCGCTACCAATAATGGCACAACAGCCATGACTATAGATACATCACAGAATGTAGGGATTGGTACTACAACACCATCTGGAAAATTTCATGTAGCAAATGGTGATATTTATATTACAAATGGATATTCATTAAAATATTCAGCTACATCATATATAACTCCTGAAGATAATTCAATAGGGGCAAGAATATCTGCTGGAACAATAACAATGTGGTCAGGTTCAACTCCAGCAGAACGTATGCGTATAAACTCTAGTGGTAATGTGTTGATTGGAACAACCAGCGGAGGAACTTATTCAGATTGCAGAATGACATTATCAGCCAATAGTGGAACCACAAAGTGGGACATGGGTCCATACACAGCAACCCCAACTAATTTTCTTATTTCATCAGGAACTGGTGGTGTTTTTCTTTCAGGGTCGGCAACTTCATGGTCTGCCCTTTCTGATGAACGACAAAAAACAAACCTTGTCCCTATTGCTGATGCAAGCAATAAATTAAATACACTAAGAACAGTAACAGGTAGATATATTACTGACGAAGAAACAATCAGCAGAGCTTTTTTAATTGCGCAAGACGTTCAAAAAGTATTACCTGAAGCTGTAGATGCTCAAGAAGATGAAGAAAGTACACTAGGTCTTAGATATACAGACTTAATTCCATTATTAATTGCAGGCTTTAAAGAACAACAAACCATCATCAACGAATTAAAAACAAGAATCGAAACATTGGAGGCTAAATAATGAGCTCAGTAGTCATCGCAGGCGATACCTCGGGTACCGTCACACTTCAAGCCCCAGCAGTAGCGGGTACAACAACGCTTACCTTACCAGCAACGTCCGGCACAGTCATTACAGGTGCAGGCGGAGTAACAGGCGTGGCTTCTGGTGGTACAGGCGCTAATACTTTAACAACCAACAACGTCATCTTAGGTAACGGAACTTCCGCGGTTCAATTCGTAGCACCAGGTTCTAACGGTAATGTACTTACATCAAACGGTACAACATGGACTAGCGCAGCAGCTTCAGGCGGACAAATACAAACTCAAATATTTACTGCACCTGGCACTTGGACAAAACCTGCAAGTTGTTCTCAAGTTAGAGTAACAGTTATTGGTGGCGGAGCAGGCGCGGCATCAACAAGCCCGCCCAATGTATCCGCAGGTGGCACATCATCTTTTGGTTCAATAGCTTCAGCAACGGGAGGACCTGCCGCTGCAAACTTAAATGGAGCAGGAACAGTATCAGTTGGAACTGAATTAAAATCTGGAGCTTACGCTGTTGGCAATATTACTCTTGGCCAATCAATGTCAGTAGGTGTTATTGCAGGTAGTGCTAGTGCGCCCGCTCAACCTGCGGTAGCATATACAACTTCAGGTTCTAGAATGGCAGGATCAGGCGGCGGTCCTAATGGATCGCCTGGTGGTTTAGCAATAGCAATAGCACCTGTATCAAGCCCGCAACCTGTTACAATAGGAGCTGGAAGTAATGGCGGTAATGCAGCTCGGCTTGGTGGAGTTGGCGGTGCAGTCGTTGTAGAATTTGTAGGTTAATATAAATAAAATATGACAAATCAGTTTCAGGGCATTAAATTATTTGTAGCGACTCCCATGTATGGGGGCCAATGTTTTGGCGAATATATGATGTCATGTATTGATCTTTTTAATTTTTGTAAAACCAATAGTATTCATATTGAATTTCATTCTTTATATAATGAATCTTTAATTACTAGAGGAAGAAATGTTTTAGTTAATGAATTTTTATCTTCCGATTGCACTCATTTAATGTTTATTGATGCTGATATTAAATTTAATACTATTGATATCATTAAAATGATTGATGTTAATAAAGATATTATTTGTGGGATATATCCTTTAAAATATATTAATTGGGAAAATGTAAAAAAAGCAGTTAATTTAGATGTAGACAATTTCGAATTAAAAAATTATACAGGTGGTTTTAATTTAAACCTTATAGATAAAAATAAAAATACATTTGATAAAAATGAACCTTTTGAAATAAAAAATGCTGGAACAGGTTTTATGCTCATTAAAAAAGAAGTTTTTAATAAATTAGAAAGTAGATGTTTAAAATATAAAGACAATGTAATTGATGGATCAAAGTCAGAAAATGCCACAAATAATTATATTACTGAATATTTTTCAACTTCAATTGATCCTGAAGATGAAGTGTTGTTAAGTGAAGATTATCATTTTTGTTACATAGCAAGAAAACAAGGTATTAAAATATGGGCGGCTCCTTGGGCTGATTTAACTCATATAGGAACATATCATTTTGAAGGTAGAATTTTAAAAAATTAAGGAATAATATGACAAAACAAGCATTAATAAGTCCAATTGAATTTCCAGTTAAATATATATCAGGGTGGACAACAGACACACCGCCTGAACCTATTTTGACGCCTATTGAAAATTCATGCAGAGTAGCTGAAGTAGAAGATCAAACTTTTGAAGTAGCTTTACCATTATTTTGGACACCATGCGCTGATGATGTTGTAGCAGATCAATGGTATTATAATACAAATGATAAAGAAATTTATCCACTACCAGCTTCACCACCATACCCAGGCTAATTAATTAAAAACAGAACACACTAGGAGTAAAATATGGCATTAACATTAAACGGATCAACCGGGGTCACCTTCGACGACTCATCTCTACAAGGAGCTGCAGCGTCACCTTATGTGCTAAAGAACCGTATTATAAATGGTGACATGGTAATTGACCAAAGAAATGCTGGTGCTAGTGTTGGAACTGCAAGCGGTGGCGGTGCATATACAGTAGATAGATGGCAAATTATTTATGACCAAACAAATAAATTTACTGCTCAACAAAATGCTGGGTCTGTAACACCTCCAGCAGGATTTGCTAACTATTTAGGAATTACATCATCTTCAGCATATACTGTTGGCTCATCTGAACAGTTTGCAGTTCGTCAGTTTATAGAAGGATTTAATACAGCTGATTTAGCTTGGGGAACAGCTAATGCTCAAACTGTTACATTATCATTTTGGGTTCGTTCATCATTAACTGGGACTTTTGG